GGAGCAGTACCAAGCGTCCCTGTTCATGCGGCTCTCCCCCGAAGCGGTCCACGACTTGCAGATCATCCTCGTCGCCCACGGCAGACCCAACACAAATTGGTGGTGTGCGGACTGCGTAAAATCGGCACTCCAATACATTTACCAAGAGGCGGACCAGTTCGCCGAAGCCAACCACCACACCGTTACCCATGCCCTCAACAACCCCAACCCGTGACCAGTTCCAAACCTATGCCGATTACGGGGAAGGGGTACGCAACAACGCCAAGCGGGGGATTGAACTCAACGAGAGGAATGGGAATAAGTGCGCTACCCAAACGGGTAAGGTCAGGGCGCAGCAACTCGCAAGCGGGGAAGGCATTTCCCTTGAAACGATTAAACGGATGCACTCATACCTTTCACGGGCGGAAACCTACTACGACAACGCTGATTCAACCAGCGACTGCGGTTACATCAGTTACCTCCTTTGGGGTGGCAAAGCGGCCCTCGGCTGGAGCAGGAATAAACTCCGAGAACTTGGCGAACTCGACTAAAGCCCCCAACGAAGAGGCCCAAGTCCAAGCCCGCATGGATTCCCTCATGATGGTCATCACGACCCTTTGCGACTGCATTGGGGCGGTGGAGGAATCTAACTCGCCCGACGCCTTTGCGGTGAAGATGAAAATCGTGAACAAGATTGACGAATTGATTGATAAAATTGAGTATTGATGGCAGGCCGTCCGCCAATATGGAACACCCCCGAAGAACTATGGGAGGCGTTTGAAAAGTACAGGGCAGAGAACAAGGCCAACCCATACCGAGTGCAGGACTATGTCGGCAAGGATGGGGTCATGGTTTACAGGGATAAAGAGCGGCCTATCACCTTTCGGGGCTTTGAGGGATATCTTGCGGAGAATGGGGTCTGCTTTGACCTTTCAAGGTATAGGAAGGAAGAAGGGGAGCATCACAAGGAATTTGTCCCAATCATTACACGCATACGGGCCACCTGCGACAAGGATATGCTGGAGGGTGCAAGTTCGGGCGTTTACTCAGCCAACATCGCATCCCGCCTTCTTGGCTTGGTAGAAAAACAGGAAACGAGTATCACGATTGAGCAACCCCTCTTCGGGGATGGACTTTAAGTACACCACCGCCATCAAGAAGATTCGGGCGATGACCGCTCGGAAGAAAGTCATCCAAGGCGGGACGAGTGCGAGCAAAACCTTCGGCATCCTTGCGGTCCTGATTGACCACGCCGCTCGCCATCCTAAGTCGGAGATTTCGGTGGTCAGCGAATCCGTGCCTCATCTACGACGGGGGGCCATCAAGGACTTTGCCAAGATTATGCAATGGACCCATCGTTGGGTTCCCGACCGCTGGAACAAGACCCTGCTCCAGTACAACTTCGCCAACGGATCCACGATTGAGTTCTTCTCCGCTGATTCGGAAGCCCGCCTCCGAGGAGCAAGGAGGCAGGTCCTCTACATCAACGAGGCCAACAATATTGACTTTGACTCGTACTACCAGTTGGCTATTCGTACAAGTCAGGAGATTTACATTGACTTCAACCCCACCCACGAATTTTGGGCGCACACGGAGGTCTTGCCCGAAAAGGATGCCGAGTTCCTCATCCTGACCTACCAAGACAACGAAGCCCTGCCCGATACGATACGATACGATATAGAACGAAACCGAGACAAAGCGGAGCATTCGGCTTATTGGGCCAACTGGTGGAAGGTGTACGGGTTGGGCCAAGTCGGGACGCTCCAAGGGGCGATATACGGGGACTACACGGTTGTGGATAGCATAGACCCATCCACGATGAAATTCGTCGCCTATGGCCTTGACTGGGGGTTCAGCACGGACCCAACCGCCTTGGTCGCCGTGTACCGCAGGGGTGACGACTTGTTCATCCACGAACTGCTCTACCATCGGGGCTTGACCAACTCCGATATTGCGGTCCGGTTAAAAGAGTTCGGCATCACAAGGGCTTGGGAAATCGTGGCCGATTCAGCAGAACCCAAGAGCATTGAGGAAATCTACCGCCTCGGGTTTAACATCAAGCCCGCATCCAAGGGACCCGATTCGGTCAGGCAGGGGATAGATGTGGTCAAGCGGTTCAACCTTCATGTGACCAAGGATTCGGTCAACCTGATAAAAGAACTCCGCTCCTATACCTGGGCCACGGACAAGGATGGCAAGGACACGGGGGTTCCGATTGATTCGTACAACCACGCCTGCGATGCTCTGCGCTATGTGGCCCTCAACAAATTGGCCGTCAGTAACTCGGGGAAGTACTTGGTGGTTTAACTTTGCCACATGAACCTTGAATCCATTATTGATTTGCTTTTGATTTTTGGCAGATTCTTCCTCTTATTGGTCTTGATTTTTGCAATCGCCTCCATACTATGAAACTCATCCACTACTACCACATCTACTGCGGCGGAGGCGGCCAATGGCAACTCATCATGCACCAGCACATGATGGCCCTGTGCAACTACGGGCTGATAGAACAACTCGACGAAATTCGTGTCGGCATCGTCGGCCCACCCGACCAGCGGAAGGTGGTCAAGGAGATACTAGACAACTCCCTCGTCGCTTCCAAAATCAAGGTCGTGGTCACCCGAACCAACGCATGGGAGCAAGCAACCCTCACCGAGATGTACAAGGCGAGCCAAACCGAGGATGCGGCCTACCTCTACGGGCATACCAAGGGCAGTTCCGACCCATCCCTCATCAACCAACTTTGGTGCAGGTCCATGGTGTTCTTCAATGTGGTCGCATGGGAGCGATGTGTTTACGAATTGAAGGAAGTGGACTGCGTTGGAGCCTACTGGCTGACCAAGGAAGAGTTCCCACAAATAGCGGACCACAACAACCCCGACGGATATCCCTACTTTGCGGGGACTTTTTGGTGGGCTAAGTCGTCCCACATTCGGGAACTTGGCGAACCCGTAAGGGAACATCGCTGGCAGGCCGAGCATTGGATCGGGAAGCGGGAAGGCATGACCGTCTATAACTCCTGCAAGGGATGGCCAGCACCTGATAAGTTCGTTATTACTTTTTAGCCATGCAACTGATTGTCGCACGATACAACGAGGACCTCACTTGGCTTAACTCTTTGCGATGCGTCCAAACGGTTTACAATAAGGGAGAGGATTTTGGCAACGGTTATTACCCATTGCGAAACATCGGAAGGGAATCGCACACCTACCTCTACCACATCTGCAACAACTACAACGACCTTCATAGTGTAACTATTTTCACTCAAGGCGACCCGTTTCCGCATTGCCCTGACTTTATCGCCAAGGTGCAGTTAATCATTCAAGACGGATTGGATGAACCATTCCGAAACCTGTCTAACTGGGTGCTACCTATTCAAGGGCTAAGTTGCACCGCATGGCCTCACCATTGCTGGCCAAACCTGCTCCCCGAAGTGGCTCACTCTTTATTTGGGGAGGACTTTAACAGCCCGATTTGGTTTGGTGCTGGAGCAATCTTCGCCGTGACCAAGGAGGCCATCCGTCGGCATCCTCTTTCGTTTTACGAGAAGGCTCTACGATTTTTTACCGACGGCGAACCAGACACGGGATGCCGTGGGTATGGACACGCATTTGAACGGCTTTGGCCTACAATCTTTGACGAATGATACACGACTTAACATCCCAAGAACTTGAACAACTGCTCCCAACTTTCGGGATGAACGATGAAATTCTAAACGAAATGCCAGCGGAGTTCTCCGAGCATTTTGGTAAAGGCGTGAAGTTTTGGCAGTACCCAAACCAATTCGCTCCGTATCTCAAGCACTTGTCAACCCTAAAGATTGATAGTTACCTTGAAGTTGGATGCCGTTGGGGTGGAACCTTTATATTGACCACTCGTTTGCTGGGAATCAAAAAGGGGATGGCCTGCGACCTAATACCCAAAAGCGAGATTTTGGAAGGGTTTAATGAGTTGGAAGACTTTCAGTACCTGGAAGGACCAAGCGCAGACCTATCAAAGATTGACGGTCAGTTTGACCTTATCTTGATTGACGGGGACCACTCATACAATGGCGTTAAATCCGACTTTGAAACCTGCCTGCGATTCAAGCCCAAATACATCGCCTTTCACGACATCGTTAACCAGGTATGCCCAGGGGTCCAGCAGTTTTGGAATGAAATCAAAGGGCAATACCCGCATCAAGAATTTACGGCGCAATACGATTCGGTTAACGGAACCTTCCTCGGTATTGGTCTTATTACGCTATGAGTTTTGACTACCTGATTGTCGGTTCGGGTTTCTTTGGTGCAATATGCGCCAAGCATCTGCACGACCAAGGCAAGTCGGTTGTGGTCGTGGAAAAACGCAATCACATCGGAGGCAACTGCTACACGGAGCAGAAGGATGGCATTAACATTCACACCTACGGCCCGCACATCTTCCACACCAACAATCCAACCGTTTGGGCTTGGATTAACCAGTTCGCAGAGTTTAAGCCTTTCCGATTGCAGGTGATGGCTACGGCAAAGGGAGATGTCTATTCGCTGCCTTTCTCCATGCACACCTTTGAGAAAGCCTACAACGCACGAACGCCCAATGAGGCAAGGTATCACATCGCCAAGGATTCTCAATTCATTACAGGGGAAGATAACTTGGAAACCGCTGCAATCAAGAAGGTGGGCCGCAAGGTGTACGAACTGCTTATCAAGGGTTATACCGAAAAGCAATGGATGCGGGATGCGGACACTCTGCCAGCGAGCATCGTAAAGCGTCTGCCCGTTCGCTTTACCTACGACACGAACTATTTCAACGACACCTTCCAAGGCATTCCCGTTGGTGGTTATACGCAGATTTTTGAGAAACTGCTGGATGGTATTCCAGTAATGCTTGAAACGGACTTTTTCACATCCCCATTGCCCGAATACAAGAACCTCATTTACACGGGTCCGATTGACAAGTTCTTCCGTTACAAGCATGGGCCGTTGGAGTACAAGACCGTTATTCATAAGCACCGATATTATCCGAGCGAGAATGTGCAGGGATGCCCTGTGATGAACTACTGCGACAAGAGCGTTCCTTATACCCGCATCATTGAGCATAAGCATTTTGAAGGCGTGCAGACGGAAGGGTCTTGGATAAGTACGGAGTTCCCCACGCCTTACATCGTGGAGCAAACCGACCCCTACTATCCCGTGAACGACGAACGGAACAATGCTATTTATAGCGCATACAAGGCAATGGCTGATTCCTTGCCGAATGTTTACTTTGGTGGCAGGCTTGCGGAGTATAAGTATTACGATATGCACCAAGTCATTGAATCCGCTTTAAACTTCTGCAAAGCAAAACTATGAAACTCCAAGACCTGACCATTGACCAGTTCCAACGCATCGCTGCGCTGGAGTTCAGCCCCGTCCTCACTGACTACGACAAGCGTGCAGGGGTCGTTGCTATCGTGGAGGGGGTGGATGTATCAATCGTCCGAGAAATGCCCGCCAAGGGGCTAACAAAGCGTTACAAGACCATCATTGCAGAGTGGAACGAACTGCCTACCTTGGCGTATCGGCGGCGGTTCAAAGCGGGCGGCAAGTGGTGGATTCCGACCGTGTTCACCGACGAGTTGACCGCTGGCCAACTGATAGACCTCATGGACACGGACACGACGGACGAGAAGAAACTCGTCCAAAACCTGCACCGCATCATGGCGACCCTTTGCAGGGAGGGCGGGTTCCTCGGTTACTTCCCGAAGAAGTATGACGGGGCATCCCACCAAGAGCGGGCCGAACTGCTCAAAGCAAACGCCAAGATTGGCGATGTTTGGGGGGTGGTCAGTTTTTTTTTGCTAAGTTCCGAAAGTTACTTGAAAGTTTTGAGCGACTATTCTCGTCACCTGACGAAAGGGATGCAGGCCCAGTAACCAACCCGCTCGCTGGCTACGGTTGGCTCATGGTCGTGTGGAGGATGGCTAACAAGGATGTGCTAAAGTTTGAGGTCATCTTTGCGATGAAGGCGGTGGAGTTCCTGAACTATGCGCTACTCATCCACGACATCTTGGAGGCCGAAAGGATGGAAGCGGAGCGGATGCGGAGGCGATAGGACACTTTGCTGGGCGGGTTACATTTACCAGCATGGAGTTTGATGTATTCGTAGGTGGTTCGGGCAAGAAACTGACCGACTTGCAGAAGGAGGCCTTGGCTGATTTCGGGGTCAGCCTTGCGGATGGAGCGATTGAGAACAAGTCCTACGCCTTGGTCACCAAGTGGCTGCAGGGAGTGGTTAGGCTCGCCAAGCAGAACCTCGCAAACGCCAACGCCATTGCCAGCAACTCCCTTGCGCAGAGCATCGTCGTTGAACCTATCACCCTGACCGATTCCTCCTTTGTCGTGGCTATCAAGGCCAACGATTACTGGAAGTTCGTGGACCTCGGTGTCAAGGGAACGCAGAAGAGCAGCCGTGCGCCAAATAGCCCGTTCCGATTCAAGGGCAACCCGATCCCGATCCGACCGATCCAAGAGTGGATCGCATTCAAGGGAATCCCGTTACAGGGCCGTGACAAGCAGGCGGCGAACAGATCCTTTGCCATCAATATCGCCCGCAAAATCAGCAGGGAAGGTCTTCGGGCCACCAACTTCATGAGCAACGCAGCCACCAAAGAAATGGTGGATGTGCTTACCGTAAACATTGCCGAAGTCCTCGGCAAATCAATAAGCGTCGCAACCGTCCGATAATTTATGGCCATATCAGTCCTTTCGGGTTCGCCTCAGTCAGCAACCCCCGTTTACAACAAAATGATTTTCAAGGTCAGCGGCTCGCTCACGAGTGCGACCAATTACCGCTATGTCTGCGATGTCAAGAACGGAGCAGGCACGACCACGCTTGCACGCTTGAAATGCGATAAACTACCGACCACCAATTACGGGTTCTTTGATGTCAGCAGGGTCGTGGAAACCTTGATGGCTCCAATCGTACCAACGCTTGCCCAGGTTGGCTTCGCAGACCATGCGGGGTTCTATTCGGGGTATCGGTTGACCTTCATGGAAGAGTACGGCTCAACGCCTGTGGTGCAGACAGGAACCACAACTAATGTCAGCGGAGTCCTTGCCTTTGCAGGAAACCTGGAGCAGTTGGAGTTGGCCGATTGGAGCGGCGGCACTTACTTCCCGCCTGCGCCATTGACGGCAAATACGGGCAAGTCACTCACGACCACGCAGGACGGCACAAGCGTAAGCAATGCGATTGCGGTGGTTTACGCCGAATCCTACGCTTACCTATGCTACGGGAAAGGCTCGGCAAACACGACCAACGCCGTAAGGGTCCAATATAGGGACGCAAGTAACACGGTTACAAGGCAGTTTTTTGTAAGCGAGGGAGCGGTAAGCGGAAGTAGCATCGTCCGCTTTGGTTCGGGACCGATGAACCTCAACGCCTTGACTTCTGCCCAATGTTCGGATGGCTTGGCGGGGTCTGCAAGTTTCCCGATTTTGGAAGGTGCGGGCTATTCCATTGAGCCGATTGACACGCTCAATACGGGGCTGCCTTACTTCGCCGTGTACTATCGCCTTGGCCCTTGCGAGCGGTTCAACTCCATCCCCATCCACTTCATTAACAAGTACGGCGGGATTGATTCGTACACCTTCACTATGAAGAATCGGAAGCGGGCCAATGTAGAGCGGGAGGTGTTCGGTTATAACTCGGATGTGTACGCAACCACGACTTACAACAAGGTTTGGGCGGGTTCGTTTGACTATGTGTATGCGCTGAACTCCGATTGGCTAACCGATGCCGAATCCGAGTGGTTGATTGAAATGGTCCGAAGCGGGCAGGTGTGGTTGGAATTGGACGGTCAACTTGTGGAAGCGGTGGTCAATGCCAACCAGTATCAATTTGTAACCAGACGGAACGACCGCCTCACGCAGTTGCAGTTGGAGGTTGCGGTGGCCTATGATAATTCCATCCTATGAGCGTCACCCTAATCGCTTACCCGCTCAACGATAGCAACACCGAGGTCCCCTATGTGCTTGACACGATGGGCGGGACCGACATTGCGGTCACCTATTCTATTGGCGACATTGAGGATGTGACCAAGCAACGGGGGTCGTTCTCAAAGACGATAACCCTTCCCAACACCCCGACGAATCGGGCCTGCTTTGCGTATGCTTACAACATCCAGTCCTTTGTCGGTGGCTTCCAACCCAACAAGCGAATCCGTGCCGCCATGTGGGAGGATGGGGTGCAGGTGTTCAGCGGAGTCCTGCAGTTGCTATCCATGAGCAAAACCAAGGGAACCGTCACCTACGAGGTGGGCTTGTTCACGGACAATGTGAGTTTGTTTAAAGCCATTGAGGGCAATATGCTCGTCAACACGGCGGGCGTGACAGGCATGAACCACACGCCCACCAGCGGCCATGTGAGCGGCACTTGGACGGCATCGGGTGCGTTGAGTAGCGGGTATGTTTACGGGGTGGTTGATGCGGGGGGATTCACGGATATCCTTAACCAAGGAGGCGGTTGGTTCCAAGCCCCGTGGTGGAGCCTTGGCCCAAGCATCTATGTGAAAAAGATGGTGGACCTCATCTTTGCCGAAGCAGGATTCCGCTATTCGTCCAACTTCTTTAATTCGTCGCTATTCAATAAACTGGTCATCCCGTACGCTTCGGGACTGCGACCGATTAACTTATCGGGGTCCAACATCTTTGCTCAATCTACGGGCATTACAACTTTTGCTGAAGATGTGGATATCAGCATACCATTCAGCAAAGATACCCCTTCTCCATTTTACGACAACCAAGGCTACTGGGTCGCATCATCCAGCATATTCGTCGCTCCATCCGTTCCAACTCGTTGGAATATTGATGTCACTTTGACCGTCAGCGGAGCGGCTATACCCTCCTACTTTGAGGCCAATATGTCCGTGCGCAATCTTACGGATTCAACGGACAATGCCGTCATCACCAACCTTAAAGGTCAAACGGGGAGGCAGTTTGTGGTCCGATTCCAAAATGTAAGCATACCAGCCAACACGACGGCCAATATCGGATTTATCGT